TAAAAGGACAGATAGAGAAAATATTAAAACTTACAAGGGGATAATATGAACATAAAAGAACAACATAAAGAAATGAAAAGAGAAGTTGAAATATTAGAACAGAAACGTAACATAGATAGAGGTAGTGTTTCCTGGTCTTTATTAAAAGAGGCAAAGAAACTTAAATTACAAGCAAAGGAAAGATTAAATGAAACTAAGCAATAACTTCTCTTTAAAAGAGATGACAGCTTCACAGACAGCTGTTCGTAAAGGGATTAGTAATAACCCTAGCGAAGACCATATGAATGCTCTAAAAGAACTTTGTGTAAATGTTTTACAAAAAGTCCGAGATCATTATGGTAAAGTGGTAACTATATCAAGTGGGTACCGTAGTCCTGAGTTGTGTGAAGCCATAGGCTCAAGCAAAAATTCACAACATGCCAAAGGCCAGGCGGCCGATTTCGAGGTGTTTGGATTGAGCAACGCTGAGTTGGTAAAATGGATCAGTGAGAACTGTGATTTTGACCAGATGATATTGGAATTTCACAATTTAGATGAACCTAATTCCGGGTGGGTACACTGCTCGTATAGGTCGGATGGTGAAAACCGTAAGCAGATATTAAGAGCTTACAAGAGTGAAAGTAATAAGACTTGTTATGAGTCTTATGAACCTAGCTGAAAAGAAGATAGGGAAGAGTTAAGAAACGATCCCGAGAAGATAAAAGACCACATGACATTATACAGGTCTACCTAGGCTTGACTTTTATGTTAAATGATGATATATTGGAGATATTATGACTAGAAAATTTAATTTTGTTGATTTAGATAAATCAAAACTGCCTAAAACCAAAGGTAAAAGAATCGATGGTTTTAGATTTTATGATGTAGATGGTAAACATTATCCATCTGTAACCACTGTACTTGGTATTCTTAAAAAAGAAGGCCTACAAAAGTGGCGAGATAGTATTGGTGAAAAGGTTGCTCAATGGGAAATGGGTAGAGCCTCAAGGAGAGGTAAAGCAACTCATACTTTAGTAGAACAATATATTAAGAACGAAACACCATCTATCCGTGACGTGTTACCACTAGGTTTATTTAAACTGTTAAAACCATATGTAGATCAAATTGACAACATACACTTGCTAGAGGCAATTATGTTTAGTCACAAACTAACAATTGCTGGTCAAGTAGATTGTGTTGCTGAGTACAATGGTAAACTATCTGTAATAGATTTTAAGACGGCCAACAAGGAGCGACAAGAAAGCTGGATTGACAATTACTTTATGCAATGTTCGGCCTATGCCATAATGTATGAAGAAACATTTGGTACCCCTATTGAACAAATAGTAATTATGTTAGCTAGTGAAGACGGTACATCACAAATATTTGTCAAAGAACGTAAAGACTATGAGCAAGAGCTTATAAAAGCGATTGATGGTTTTTATAAATATTACGAGAAACTAAACAAAGATAAGGTTGAGGTAAAATAGTCCCAACCTTACAAGAGGGACTATGAAATCAATCATAATCATATTATCACTGCTTTGGTCTACAATCAGTTATGCTGATATGGAAAAGTATGACTTTTTTGGTATGACAATGCCAATGATGTGTGGGTTACCAGTAGTAGTAGATAAGTATATAGAAGATAAAGGCTTTACTGCTATCAATGTAAGTTTTGGTAAAGAAGGCGCTAAAGAAGATGGCGAAATAGTATTCGCTATAACATACTACATAAACGACAAACACCAAACATTAGCAGTAGCAGAATCACCATCCGATCCATACAAGTGTATGATATTCCAAACATTTGATATGATAATGAATAAAAATTTATTAAAAGGTACTAACACTTAAAACATTGACAAATTAGGCCAATTGTGTTATATTGGTAATGTTATAACAGAGGTGGTGAAATCTAGCGGTAGTAGCCACCTCATATATAGAAAGTGAAAATGAATAGTAAAGAATTTAGTTTAAAAATAGAAAACATGGTCAAAGAAAAAAAGTGTTCATACATGGACGCTGTAATATTATATTGTGAAGAACTTGAAATTGACCCAGCAACAGCAAAACCATTAATATCAAAATCTCTAAAAGAGAAAATCAAATTAGAAGCTACAAATTTAAGAATGCTTAAATATCCGAAGTGTGGTCAATTGCCTATATAATTATGTATGGAGGATATGATGTATTTAAAGTATATTTGGGAGTTAAGTTACACTTCACAACCAAGACTTACGATTATGTCAGATACGAAGGAAAGGTTAACTGTAAACTTGAAACATTTACAAAAAGAAACGATAGATATTTCTTTCATAAGTTAAGTAAACAATATGGACAAAATGATATACTTGATTTCTTTGTTGCTAACTTTGCTTCAGATAGCAAGGGATGGATTGGTAATTTGTTACAAAGAGATGGTAAAGATGTTTATTTGGATTATAAGAAACGGAAAGAAGCCTTTGGTTACCATTTCAGAAACGATTGTGTATCTATCTGTAATGACTTTACTTCTCGTAATATTTCTTTTGATGATGGTTTCATATGCCATAGCGGACAACATCCTAGATTTTTACGATTACTTATTCAAAAAAAACTCTCCCTACAGACCGCTATCGTGTTTGACCACTTCTTATCGTTTAGCAAGAATTTTTCTAAAGAGATTACCGAGAAGGTTGTATGGCCTAAAATCTCATCTACGCTTACCAAGTTAAGACCTTTTATAAACTTTAATACTACAGAATGTAAATTGACAATGAAAGATGTATTTGTATGAACCGAGTATTTTGTATAGGTAATGGTGAAAGTAGAAAAAGTTTAGACTTAATACAATTAAAACCATATGGCAAAATATATGGTTGTAATGCCTTGTATAGAGATTTTACACCAGATGTATTGACGGCAGTTGACATGGGTATAATGCATGAAATCTATCATAGTGGATATGCTTATGAAAATCAATGTTACTTTAGAAACTGGTCAAAAGTACCTGCTGAACTATATGAAAATATAATGAGTGGAGGTGCCAATCCTGAAGACGTAGAGTTAGCAAGATCAGAGGGTGTATTTTATGAAAATGAGAGAACACCTGAAACAAATGAATTTGTACTACATGGCTCAAATGTGGCAGGTATGGTGACCATAATTAAAAAAGATAAATCTCATCAAAGAAAACACATACAACAGAAAACAATTAAAGTATCATGGTGTAAAGACAATGACAAGTCTAATTGTATAAATGATATACTACATGAAACAAAAGACCATGGCTGGGCATGTGGTCCTACATCAGCCTATATTGCTTGTACAAGAGAACAACCTGAAGAAGTATATTTGGTAGGCCACGATTTAAATAGCCATACTAATCTATTAAACAATATGTACAAAGGCACACCTAATTATGCTTTGGCAAAAAGCACACCAACACCTAGTGTCAATTGGGTGACACAATGGAAACAGACATTTTGGGACTTCAATGGTAAGAACAAAAACCAGAGAGTAAAGTTTATAAAGGTCAATCCAGACTTGAATACACCAAATGCTGTGAACTCTCCACCATTAGAGTGGGACGGTACTGTAACCAATCTGGAGTATATGAATATGGCAGACTTCCAAAAGAAATTTAAAATCAAATGAGCATTGACTTTTACAGCGTAGTGTGTTATATTAGACATATGTTTGATAGTTTAGTTTATAAAACTTTAGACGCTATAATAAGATGGTGTGAAAAGTACAAAAAATTTAGAAAGACAAGGTCTCTACCTAAAGAATGCTGGGACGAAGATACTAAAAAGGCAGGCTTAAAAAAGTGGGTAAAACAACGAGAAAGTCTTATAAATAAACATGTCGATTAAACAGACAATACAAATACAATATACGAATACACATACAAGGAGAATAATATGGATTTCGAAACATTAAAAAGCTCGTCAAGCAATTTTGACAAGTTAACAAAAGCACTAGAGCAAAACCTTGCTCCAGAAGATCAATCAAATAAAAACAAATACCAAGACGATAGATTTTGGAAACCAGAGTTAGACAAAACTGGTAATGGCTATGCTGTTCTTAGATTTCTACCTGCTGTTGAGGGTGAAGACTTACCTTGGCAGAGAATATGGTCACATGCCTTCCAAGACAAAGGTGGCTGGTTTATTGAGAACTCTCTAACAACACTAGGTCAAAAAGATCCTGTGTCAGAGGAGAATAGTAGATTATGGAATACTGGTTTAGATAGTGATAAAGATATTGCTAGAAAGAGAAAAAGAAAATTATCTTACTACTCTAACATTATGATTGTATCTGATCCAAAACATCCAGAGAATGAGGGTAAAGTATTCTTATTCAAGTTTGGTAAAAAGATATTTGACAAGATCACAGAGTCAATGCAACCGGCTTTTGAGGACGAAAGTCCAATCAACCCATTTGATTTTTGGAAAGGTGCTAACTTTAAACTAAAAATTAGAAAAGTTGATGGTTATTGGAACTATGATAAATCCGAGTTTGAGGGTGTATCACCACTTGCTGAAAGTGATGACAAGATCAAAGAAGTTTGGTCTAAACAACACGCTCTAAAACCTTTCTTAGACCTTAGTAATTTTAAAACCTATGATGAACTCAAAGAGAAACTGAATAGGGTAATTACAGGCGATAGAAACGCTAGTACCGTAGAAAATGCAAACCTCCCGCCTCAAGCTACGAGACCAGTGAAAAGCGAAACAGTTGTTGCTTCTTCAACAGCTACTGATAATGGCGAAGATGATACTTTGTCATACTTTAGTAAATTAGCTGAGGAAGAGTAATCTATCTCTCTCTAAACTGAAAGCTTTAAGGGGTAGCGAGAAATCGCTACCTCTTTTTGTATATTAGGCGTATAAATATAGTTATGGCAAGTATTCTGGACCCGCTAGTAGATAAACAAGGTGGTGTAAAAAAGTCAGCAAATTGGTATAGAACGAATGTTCAATCAATATCTGATAAATTTACAGCCAGAAAGTTGATGAATCAAGGTAAGTTAATTGGTAGACCAAGTGTTGGAAGATTAAATATGTTCTTCTATGACCCTAAGTTTAAGAAGACATTACCTTACTATGATGCATTTCCGCTAGTCTTACCTTTAGAACCGATTAAAGGTGGTTTTATGGGTATGAACTTTCATTACTTGCCCTATTTGTTAAGATTTAGATTATTAGAAAGAATGCAAAAGTTTTCTGAT